CTTGATTACACTCAAGGTACTTATACAAATCAGGCAACTTTTCCTGTAACTTCAAATGGTACTGGATTGACAGTAGATTATACCGTAGATTCTGCTGGACTAGTAACATCAGTAACTTTAAATCAGCCTGGATCTGGATATCAATCAGGGGATATCGTTTATGTAGAAGGTTCTTCTACTTTTGATTACGCCACAATTAATATTACAGGAGTAACTCCTGGAGGAGAAATTACATCGATTCTTGTAAATAGTCCTGGTATTGGATATGTTCAGGGAGAAATTTTAACTATTTCTGGTGGTAATAATGGCACAGTTTCCATTACATCGGTACTTGGCGGAAATATATCTACAGTTAATATTCAGAATGGAGGACAAGATTGTTTTGTCAACGATGTTTTAAGTATTAACGATGGAACTGGTGGAGAATTTACCGTCACTGGAGTAACTGGAGGAGAAATTACTTCAGCAACAATTAATAATCCAGGTTCTGGTTATACAATTAACGATCAAGTTACAATAGGATCTGGGAGTGGAACGATTGTAATTACAGATGTGAGTGGAGGATCTATTACTAATATTTCGGTAAATCAAGAAGGTTCTGGATATTCAGTAGGAGATGTAATTACAATTTCTGGAGTAGGTAACTTAGAGGATCAAGCTACATATTCAATCACATCCACCAGTGATGGTAGTGGGTTATCTTTCACCGCCACAAATATTTCGGTATCATATCCAATTAAAAATGATATTTTAACTGGAGATGTGGAGTCAGTATCCTTGACATCTTCAATCGGACTAGTAGATGATTTAACTTCCGATATAATTTCTTCGGATACTATTAATGTAACTTCTAATTTAACTACACCAAAATTATCTGCCACAAATATTTTAGAATTTGATGTTATTAACGATATTAATATTTCTACTAGTAGAATTAATCTCTTCAACAACAGCGTCACTACATTATCCATTGAAGGTTCTAATGGAAATTTAACGACTAATGGAGAGGTTAAATGTCTTAATGGATTGAACGTTAATGATATTACAAATATCTCTAATAACGTAATCTCTACATTGTTAGATAATCCTTTAGTATTACAACCATCTCCTGGAAAAAATATAAAAATTAATTCTAATAGAGCACTAATTGTTCCTGTTGGAACTCAAGTACAAAGACCCCAATTAGATGCCGAAACTGGAGCTATCAGATTTAATACCGATACAAGACAATTTGAAGGATATGATGGAAATACAAATGTTTGGTCTAGTTTAGGTAGTGTTAGAGATACTGATGGCAATACGTATTTACTTGCAGAATCTTCTGTAGGAGCTAACGATAATACATTTTATTTCTATAATAATAACCTCAATACTCTAAACATTACTACTACAGATTTAGTTTTTGAAGGTATTAATTCAATAGTTTCATCGAATGGTTCTCTTGATATAAAAAATACTTCTTTAAGTGTAAATCAAAATCTAACACTTTCCCCGAATCTAATAGAAACTAAACTCTCTGGATTAACTATCAAACCATCTGTTGGCACTAATGTCATTGTTGATTCCCAAACATCGTTGGTTATTCCTTCTGGAACAAGTGGAGAAAGAGGATCTGCTCTAACTGGATCAATTAGATTTAATACATCAAATCATCAGTTTGAAGGATATGGACTAACAAATTGGAGTAGTTTAGGTGGAGTAAGAGACGTTGATGGCAACACGTATATTATTCCAGAGCTTTCTGCTGGTTCCAATGAAAATATTTTATACTTCTATAATAATGGATTCAATAGTTTACAAGTAGATCAAGATAAATTAGAGTTTAGATCAGCTAATACAATATCATCTGTCGATTTAGTTGGTGTACTTAAATGGGAACCAGCTACAGCATATGAACAAGATAATTTGGTATACAACGGAATTTATGTATATCGAGTAACTACAAATTTAACATCTGGTGGTTCTGCTCCAACACACACTTCAGGAATAACAGATAATTATGAATACGTCAGAACCATTTATGGCAATATAACATTCAACAATGTCAATAACGTTAATATTAACAGCGTAGTCAATGTAAACAACAAATTAAAGATTATTAATAGCGACATTTCTAGTGTTACTGATGATATCACTATTACTCCATTTACTGGAAAACTAGTTAAAGTAAATTCCACAACTTCTTTAGTTCTCCCAGTTGGTAATAGTTTAAATAGAGGTATTGCTGAAGCTGGTGCTGTTAGATTTAATACCGCTACCTCACAATACGAAGGATATAACGGATCTGCTTGGACAAGCTTAGGAGGAGTAAGAGACGTTGATGGTAACACTTATATTATTCCAGAATCAGCATCTGGTGCTAATGAAAATATTTTATACTTCTATAATGATGGAGATAATACGCTACGTGTTACAAAAACATCATTAACATTCCAAACAGCAAATACCATAACATCAAATAATAATATCTTAAACATTAATGTTGATGATGTTAGATATTCTAGCGATACATTTGGTATCAATTCTTCTAGTGCTACAATCACAAAATTATATTCTGGTAAAAATAATTTAGATATCGGATTAAAATCTGGTCTTACTAATGATGCTTTACTGAGATTAAGTGCTACTGGTGACATCTATGTAAATAAAACTTTCACCGAAGGTTCATACACTGGAGAAAAGGTTTTAGATAGAACATTAACTTATTTTGGATTAGCTAATGCTGTATTAGAAACTAATAAATTCACATTAGTTAAAGACACAAATAATTTCAATTCATATGTTCTTTATGATCCTGATGTAGCAGCTGCTTGTAAAGTTACTATCGTTGCTGTTGATATATCAACATATGAAAAGCATATGGTTGATTATAATATTATTGCCAATGGAGCAAACATATATAACATAGAGTACGAAGGATTACTCTCTGGGAATCTTTTATACGACGCCACTTTTGATTTTGATTCTAATGGTAATGTTCGTGTAACAACCACATTAGATAATTCTGTTTCTAGCGGTTCTAGTATAGAATTTACTATTTTAAAAACGTTCATTAGATAATTAAAATGGCTGTAGATACAAAAACTTTTAATTCAGAAGGTGGGTTTGGTGTCAAACAAACTACTATCATTTCTGATAACTACGATCTTCAAAATGTCAATTCACTAGAATTACAAAATGTCAATTATACTGACATAAAGAAATCAGAATTTATATTAAAGGCATTAAATACTGCTATTTTATCTAAAAGTGCTACACAAAACGAGTACATTCAATTAGAAAATAATACCATAAATTTCATCACAGCTAATATAATTGCTGTTGGACAAAATGGAACTGGTATTTATTCTGCCAAAATAGAAACATCGGTAAAGTGTAATTCTTCTGGAGATGTTTCATCATTGTCATCTTTAACAACAGTCATTAGAGATGATGTTCCGATTGGACAGACTTGGACTGTATCAAATTACGATACAGGAAATGCTGGAGAATTTAGTTTTAGTGTGGTGGCAAACGGAGCGACTGGCGTAGTCAAATGGATTTGCCACATTCAAAATGTATCGGTTTCTTGGTAAGAACTGATAAATAGTAGTAATAAATTCCTGTAATAACAACAATTCTTGGAAGAGATACAATCATGGGATTAGAATTTAATTCTGATAAGGAGTATATCAAATCTGGTACTCCAAAAATTATCGGTAGTGACAACTTTGTAATTAGATCTGGACAAGGATCTGATGAAAAAGAAGTTTTTAGAGCATTAATCGATCCATCGACTAAATTGCCAAGAATTGGTGTTAATAGAACTGGAAGTCGTGTTAATAACATCAATGTTACTGCTCAAGGTGCTGGATACACCACACCCCCATTAGTAATTATTGATCCTCCTCCACCTGTACTCGGAGCAATTCAAGCTACTGGAAGTTCAATTTTATCGAACGGAAGAGTTATAGCAATTGTTGTATCTAATCCAGGAGCTGGATATACTACCGCGCCATCGGTAACAATTCAAAATGCCGAGGGTGATACATCTGGTGGTGGTGCAATAGCAACTACTTCTTTGGATACTATTGATTATGAAATTGATGTTAACGGTGCTATTAGAACTTCATCATCCATTATTTCCGATACTGCTCGTATTCTCAATCTAGACCTAGAAAATTTTGTTACTGCTAACCTTGCTCATAGAGCCCCTCATTTAAAATTATTTTCCAATAATTCAGAACAAGTTTGGGTGGGTGGCGTTTCTCTAACAAAAAATTCAATTCGCTACTTTGAAGGAAACATATATAGAGCAAAAAATACTGGCATCACAGGTGTCAATCCTCCTCTACATGGCGAAGGAGAAGCGACTAATGGAACAGTTGTATTAGAACATGTTGGTTTTCGTGTAAATGATCCAATTCAATCAGGTTTTGGAGAACTTACTTGGCCAAGATCTGTCACTCCTCCATTGGGAGATAATTCAAATAAAATTGCTACCACTGAGTATGTTCTTAATTTAGCTACCAATGACGTTGGTGGTCGTGTTTATGTATCTCAACAGATTGGTGATGACGAGAATGATGGTAGATCTGTAGCTTCCCCAGTAAGAACTATCAAACGTGGTTGTCAAATTGCTACAGAATCAGTAAATGTAAAAGAAACGGTTATCATTGCTGGTGGAGATTATGTAGAAGATAACCCAATTTCAATCCCACCAGATTGTTCTGTTGTTGGTGACTCGCTGAGAATTGTAACCGTAAGACCAGCAAATCCAAACAAACACATGTTTAAGTTTGCTGATAAAAACTATATTACTGGTATGGTGTTTAGAGATAAACTGGACACCTTAGGCAATCCCGTTTCTACTTGGAACTTCGCTTGTACTTTTGATGACAAGCAAAGATTATACTATGATTCAACATATGGTGGAGACTTTAAGAGAAGATTCCCTATTGGTCATCAAATATTTGGTAAAGCTCTTTACAGGGCAGTATTTGATTTCAATTCTGGAGAAAATAGTCTGGTTGTCGGAGAAACAATTAATGGTATAAACACTAGTGCTATCGGTCTCGTCAAAGTTGTATCATTTACATCAACAACAGGACCAACCGCGTATCAAAAAGGTTCTATTGATTTTGAAACTTCTGTCGGTGTATTTGCTGAGGGTGAAAGTGTTCGCTACTACATTGAAGCACCAGTAGAATATACTGGTTGGCCATCTTCTCCATCCATATCAGATAGCTACACCCATCCAAATGATGGTATTACATATACTTGGAATGGATCAAACTGGGCACAAGAATTTACATTTACTATTGTATCTCTTTCATCCATTAGACCAGAAGGTGAAGTTGTAGAGCATGGCACAACCACAACCACTGTATTACCAATTGTAAGAATTGACGCTTCTCAACAATCTCAAGTTGGTGGTATTATTTTCTATACAAACCAACTTCAAGGTGTAGATAATATTCATGATTTCCACGAAGGTCAAGAAGTTTTAATTTCTGGTTTACCTCCAGAACTAGCAAACTTAAATGGCATTCAAAGAATTTATGATCTAGATAAAGTAGGTGTATTAATTGACGAGGATTCTAGATCAAGAAGATTTGTTATCCCTAAAGATAACATGCCCGAGTTTACTGATAGCAATTACACTCCAGCAAACGCTACAGTTTCTCCTGTATCATATTATGTAACTCTATCTCTTTTAAACTCGCCAAACAAATTTGAAGCAACTCCTTATATTTCTAGAAGATATCAAGATGCTAGAAATCTAATTAAGAACAATCTTGAGTTTATCAAAGACGAAACTTACAAGCAAGTTATTGCTGAGTTCCCAGAATTTACCAATCCAAACGAAGCAAAGTGTATTAGAGATATTGGTCACTTTGTAAGTGCTATTGTTCGTGATATGGAATATGGTGGAAATCATAACACCATTGAAGCTGCCAGATATTATATTTTAGGAACAGGAATTGGTTACATTGCTACCGAACTTTCGGAAACAATTAGAGCATTTGATATTGCTAGAAACCTAGCTGTCCTTGCCATGAGAGGATGGAGAATTAATCAAGCTGGAGATTTATATGCTCCCCAATTCTCTAATATTTCCAGATATTATGATCCAGATGTAACTATTGATTCTGTTTGGCCTTATTGTGCTAACGTAGAAGCTGCTATTAATAACTTAGCAAATCTATTCATTGCTATTATTTCTAACAATCAAACCGATAGATTTGTAGAAGCTAGCTACCTCATCGCTAGAAACCAAGAGTTTATCAAACAAGAAACTTCAAGATACATTGAAGATTCTTACCCAGAATTATTCATCAGTCCTAATGCTTCTGCTGCCAGATACAAGGATTCGACAAATCTAATTAAAGCTAATAGAGAAGAAATTCTCGATCGTGCTTTAGCAGAAGTTGCCGTCGAGCATCCTGATTTCTATTATCCTGGGGATACTCAAACTAATGCTCAAAGCAGATATAACGATGCTTATCGCTTAATTCAAAAGAATAAGGAAACTATTATTGATACAGCTGCTGCTGAAATTGCTGTACAATATCCAGATTTCTACTATCCTGGAGATTTACAAACCAATGAGCGTTCACGTTATGCTGATGCTTATCGTCTAATTCAGCAAAATAAAACTGCTATTATTGATACTGCTTACACTGCTTCTGGTGGATCTATTCCAGCTGATCCAGATGGTACTAAGTGTAAGCGTGATATTGGGTACTTTATCGATGCTGTATCACTTGATGTATTCTTAGGTGGAAATTCAAATTCAATTGCTTTCTTAAAGCAATATTTTGATGGTGTTGGTAATTTAACCACTAATGGTTTAGCTGGAGAAATTTCGCAATCAGTTCTTGCTTTCAACTCAGCAAGAGATGAAATGAAGAAGGCAGTTGCCAACCAATTGGGAGTAACTGATACTAGTGTTACACCTGGATCTGCTATCTATGCTTCAGGCGGAACTACTGTACCTAATACAGATCCAACAGCTTGTTCTGATGTACAAACATATATTGCTAACCTAACGGCAATTATTACTACGAGATTGAATGCTGGTAATTTAGTTGGACTACCAAATATCTCTAGAGATTACCAGAGCAGATACTATGATGCCGCTAATTTAATTAAGGCTAATAAAGAAGAAATCAAGGTAAGAGCTGCTGCTCAAATTGCTATTGAGTTTCCTGATTTCTATTATCCAAATGATCCACAGACAACTGCTAGATCAAGATTTAAGGATGGTTACAGACTAATTCAGCAAAACCGTCAGGAAATTATTGATAGAGCTGCTGCCCAAATCGCTGTAGATTACCCAGATTTCTACTATCCTGGGGACGCTCAAACTAACGCTAGATCAAGATTTAAGGATGGTTATCGTTTAATTCAAAAGAACAGAACTCAAATTATTGATGCCGCTTTTGCTTCAATGCAGGCACAATATCCTGGATTCACTGTTCCTGGTGGTGATAACGCTAAGTGTAAGCGTGATATTGGTTATTTTGTTGATGCCATTTCTCTTGATACGGCAACTGGAGGAAACCAATATTCTATTGCTTTCACAAGGCTATACTTTGATGGAAGTGGATTAGCTATTTCAAATGGTTTAGTTGGAGAAACCGCTCAGTCAGTATTTGCTTTCAATGAAGCAACCGAGCAATGCCGTCTTGCTGTTACAAACCAATTAGCATATACAGACCTTAGTGTAACTACTGGACCTACAAATTATGGTGGTGGAGGAGGTTCTGTTTCTAATACAGATCCAACAGCTTGTTCCGATGTACAATCAGCACTTCAAACTCTTACAACTTTAATTACAGATAGAATTATTGCTGGTAACATCAATGGTGCTAATGCTCTCCCAACACCAACAACTGGAGATTCTTTCGTAACTGCTGGTGAAGCAAAGTGTAAGCGTGATATTGGTTACTTCATTGATGCTATTTCTCTTGATGTTTATGATGGAGGAAATCAATTCACTGTAGGATTTACCAAGCAATACTTTAACCCATCGACGGGTATCAAGATTGCTAATGGTCTATCTGGCGAAGAATTAGAAGCTGATACTGCTTTCACTATGGCAGTAGAAATGATGAAGAAAGCTGTATCCAATCAGCTTTATATTAAAGACCTTACTCTAACTGCTGGTCCTGCTTCTTATGGAGTTCCAGGTCCAGATATTGCCGTTCTACAATCAGGAAATGCTGCTTCTTGTATAGATGTACAGACAGCAGTAGAAACATTAGGAACTATTGCTCAGTCGAGATTGCTTGCTGGCAATATCAACGGTGCTAATACTTTACCAACAATCACTACTGGTGCTAGTGTAACTCCTGCTGGAGAAGCTAAGTGTCGTAGAGATATTGGTTACATTGTTGATGCTGTTGCTTATGATATTCAAACTGGTGGTAACTCCAGAATTATTGATTATACCCTCAGATATTTTGAAAATGCTACTACTCTATTAACAAATGGACTAGAGGGCGAAGTATCACAATCTATTGTTGCTTTCAACAAAGCAAGAGATTGGATGAATAAAGCCTTAACAAATCAGCTATATGTTAAGGATACAACTATTACACCAGATCCTGCTACATTATCTAACATTAGCGAATCTTCATGTGCTAATGTCAGAACTGCTGTAAGCAACCTTGTTTCTATTCTTACGACCACACTTCAAGCTGGCAATACCTCGGGTCTTCCTGCTGTAAGAAAAGCAAGTGGTAATCTTAAGTGCCGTAGAGATATTGGTTACTTTGTTGATGCTATTTCTCTCGATCTATTCTCTGGAAGCAACAAGTATTCTAGAAAGTTTGTTCAACAATATTTCACTAGTGGATCCCCAATTTCAAATGGTTTATTGGGAGAAGAAGCACAGTCAGTAGTTGCTTTCAATAAAGCAAGAGACATGATGAAGATTGCCGTTTATAACGGTCTATATTATAAGGATCTCACTATTAGCAGCGGTCCTGCTACTTATGGTGGTGGCGGCGGAAATGTATCTATTACAGATCCTGCTGCTTGCTCGGATGTACAGACAGCAATTGCTAACTCCACTACTCTTATTACAGACAGAATTACTGCTGGTAATTTAACTGGTCTACCTGCTGAAACTGCTACCACTTATTTTGCTAGCGAAAGCAAGTGCCGTAGAGATATTGGTTACATTGTAGATGCTGTTGCTTCTGACCTTTATGATGGTGGTAACAATAACAATAACCCAGATTCTTGTATTGATGTTCGTAATAGCATCGGCACTCTTATTGCTATTGCTACTACCGCTATTGCTGCTGGAAATCTTAATTCTCTACCTGCTGTTAACGAAGGTGACTTCCTAACCACAACAACAATTAAGTGCCGTAGAGATATTGGTTATATTCTTGGTGCTTTAAGAAGAGATTTAATTCTTGGCGGCAACGCTGGTATCGTTAGTTCTGGAGAATCTTACTACACAGGAAACGCTTTAACTGGCATTCCACAAGCTGAGCTACAACCAACTAGAGAAGCATTTACTAAGGCTAGAGATCTTGCTATCTTAGCGATGAGAAATTGGAAAACTGGAGATGGAACTGGAATTGTTTATGTTCCAGAATTTGCTACTGCTCCCCAATTTATTGATTCTACAACTATTGTTGACACCAATCTCCCAACTTGTGCTAATGTTGCTACAGCAATCACAACATCATTTAGTATTCTTGATGATATTTTAGCTAACGGTAGTGTGGTAGAAAAGAGTTACGGAACTCTGTATACTCCAACAATTGTCTATCCAGAAAATACAATTTATGATGCTGATAATAAGAGAGTTAACGTAGATGCCATTTACTTAGATCTCCCATTCATTGAAGCATCTCCATATATTCAAAACGCTTCTGTAATTTCGTTCCTAGGTGGTGGTGGTTGTGAGGTTGATGGCGACAAGATTCGTCAACCAAACTGCCCACGTCCAGGTCTAAATCCAGCAGTTGGTGATAATGTTCCCAAAGCAACTTATCCAAATCAGGGTAAGTCGATGGTTGCTGCCCAGTTCACGATCATTTCGTTTGGTGGTACTGGTTACAAGATTATTAATGATGGTTATGTTCAGCTAGTTTCGGTATTCGTTCTATTCGCTCAAGATGGTGTATATGCCGATACTGGTGGTTATGCTTCGATTACTAACTCAGCGACTAACTTTGGTACATATGCTTTAAGAGCAAGAGGTTATAGAAAAGAACCATATTCGTTTGACATTGGTACAATTACTAATGTAACTACAACTGCTACTGGTAGAACTGTATTTACTGTTGGTGGTCTTGGAAGAGAACCACTTGAGCATTATATTATTAAATTTGCTGATTACGAAAATCAAGATTCCACTATTGAATACTTCATCGATAACGTAAGATTAACTACAGTTGGTCCTCCTTTCACATCAACTATTGACGTTAACGAAGCAATGCTTCTACAAAGAAAGAGCAATGGTCAACCAATTACTGTTGGTAATGCCGAGCTTGTAGGTAAGCAAATTCGTCTACACAGACCTTCTATCGTTAACTCGTCTTCCCACACTTGGGAATATGCTGGTGCTGGTAACGATTATAATGCTCTACCTGAAAACGGTGGTGTTAAGAATGAAGCTCTAGAACAAGTATCTCAGGCTTATGGTCGTGTTTATACTTCTGGTACTGACGAACTTGGTGACTTCAAGGTAGGTTATTTTGCTAAGATTGAAAACAGAACTGGTAATATTACCTTCACTGGTACAGTTTCGATCTCGGAAGTTGAATTCCTTAAGCTAAAGGGTGGTGACGTTGTTGTTACTGGATTTGATGCTTCTAATACTCTTGGTGGAAACTTTGCTTCTGATAGCAAAATTCCAACACAAAAAGCCGTTAAGGATTATATTTCAAATAACCTCGGACAATATCTAAACAAGCCATATTCAACAAACGCCGTCCCAAGAAACCTTGTAGAACTTACTGATTCTGGTAAAATTTCTCTCGATCAGATTCCAGCTCTAAGACCATTTAATGTATTTACAGTTGCAACTACGGCAGAAAGACTTGCTTTAGAAGGTCCACTTGCTGGTGATATTGCTATTGAAACTGGAACAACTACATCATACATCTTAAATAATGACTTAGAAAGTCAGTTTATTGGTATTTCCGTAAATACTAATTTAGAATTTGCTACTGGAGCATTTATCACTGGCAGCCTTTCCACTGGTCAAGGTGAAGTTACAGAGTATCGCCAAGGTGTTCTTTATAAGATTAATATTTCCAATCAAGGTGCTGGGTATGATGATTTAAATCCACCTTCGGTTTCTATTACAGCTCCAGAACAACCAGGAGGAGTTTCTGCTTCTGCTTCTTGTACTGTTGTTAATGGTAAAGTAGTTACTGTAACAATTGTAGATTACAATGGTTATAAAGGTGGTTTTGGTTATACTTCAGCTCCATCTATTACATTCTCTGCTCCTGGTGTTGGCGGAACACAAGCAGAAGCTGTTGGTTTAATTGAATCCAGAATTTATGTCGATATTGTTAATAATATTAAAATTTCAGATGTAGATACAATTCAATCTACCAATGTTTCCCCCATTACTGTTCCTGTAATAAGAACCGTTAATACTTCTGCCACCAATCCAAATAACTGGGTATCTCTATCCACCTCTTCGATTTCAGCACAGGATATTACTTCTGGTATTATTTCGTCTTCTAGACTTGCTGGTAATGCTGGAGAAGCAAACTCCTTTACTTTCTTAAGAGGAGATTCTTCTTATGCCGCTGCCGTACAATCAATCAAGCCATCGGAAGAAAGATATTTTGATTTTACCACAGATCAAACAGCAGCAAACCAAAATACTCTCCAATTTAAATTAAACACACAAATTTTAATTGGTCATGTGGTAATAGCACCAGGAATTCCTTCTGGTACTACTGTATCAAATACATTTGTAACCACTGTAAATAATGTTTCTTACACAACGGTAATTTTATCCACTTCAGTAACTCAATTAATTACTCAAAATACTATTATAGAATTTGTCAGACCAGAATCTCCAGTTCTATTAGATGCTACATTAACTTTAAGTAATTTCGTAGATAAAATTTTAGTTTCTGCTGGTGGTACTGGATATACAGATGGTGTTTATTATGACACAGCATTATCTGGTGGAACTGGAACTGGATTAAAAGCAAATATTACTGTAGTTGGCGGAAGCATCACATCTGCTCTAGTAACTAGTGGCGGTACTGCATACTCGGCAGATTTCTCCATCACCCAATTGCCACCACAACTTGGTTTGGGTGCTAATGCTGTTCTTGAGGCTAAGAAAAATACTAGTGTTAAGAACTTTGCTAACGTTGGTATTGATATTAAGCGTGTTGATGCTAAGACTCTTGAAGCAAACGAGTATGGTAATACTGGTGTTGCTAGATTTAAGAAGTCACAATTTAATATCGGAACATCAGGTGATGGTTCAGTAGAACTTAAAACTGGTACTGGATCTGGTCTCGATGCCGACTTACTAGATGGTCAGCAGGGTCTATACTATAGAGATGGTCAGAATCTAATCAACTTATCCATCAGTCCAGATAAGCTAGGCAGTGGTCTATATGGTATTGATATTTCTGGTCAATCTGCTAATACCCTCAGATTAACAACTAGCGTCAACAACCCATCATCTTCTCCATCTCCTTCAACATTCAATGAAGGTATTGTTGCTGATACAAGAAACAATACTGCTGATGGTCTTGCTGATGGTGGCACAAGACACGGTGTAATTACATTCCGTCAATTTGGTACTGGTTCTGATACATCTGGTGGTGGTGTAAGGCAATTAGCTTTCACTGATAATAACAATCTTTGGGTTCGTGGTTCTGGTTCTGCTGTTTCTTCGTTCAGCACCTGGGCTAAAGTTTGGACTTCTATTAATGATGGTGTTGGCACTGGAATGGATGCCGACCTACTTGATGGCAGACAAGGTACTTTCTACCAGAATGGTTATAATATCAATTCAGGTATTATTGGTCCTTCACATATTTCATCATATTTAAGATCCACAAATGTTAACGATAGTTTAGGAATACAATCTTATATTGCTCAAACATTCTATGATGTTTATATTTCAGGCAAAATTCTTTCAGAAGCTCCATTTGTTTCTGGATTAACCATCGACTTATTTGATTCCATTGGTATTAAAGTTGGTGATTTTGAACTCCTTAATGTATCATCTTCAAATAATATCGATGATACTTTAGATTACACTATTCTTACTGGTAGATTAATTTCTGGTAATATTGCTGCTGCCTACAGAATTGGCAATACACAAACCAACGAAATTATTAATGACTATAATATCAGTAACTATGCTGGTGTTTTTGATGTAGCTAAACTAGAATCAGTTTCTGGCACTGCCAGACTATCTCTTGGCAGAACTGATGGAACTTCTTCTGTTCCTGTAATCGATTTCAGATCAAGTAGTTCTCCTGCTGGTCTTTATAATGTACGCCTTGCTGTTTCTGGTGGAAACTCATCTAATGGTAGCGGAACATTAAACATTTTAGCTTCTAATGCTAATGCTCTTACATTAAACAGTAATGTAGTTTGGAACGCTGGTAATATTACATTCTCATCCTTGAACAATGCTAGCACTGCTGTTCAGCGTGATGGTTCTGGTAACTTTGCTGCTGGAACAATTACTGCTTCATTGACTGGTGCTGCTTCTCTAAACGTATTGAAGTCTGGCGATACTATGTCAGGAGATTTAACTCTCCTTGCTGGGAATAAAGTTGTTATCAATACAGCTTCTGGTGATCAAGGTTCTGGTTCTGGCAATAAGACACTTACAATTGTTAATGATACTGTTGGTAGAGATGCCTTCATTACATTCCATGTATCTGGAGATTACGCTGGTTACTTTGGTCTTGATGGTGGTACTAATGACCTATTCTGGGGTGGTTGGTCTGTTGGCACTTCAACCAAGTATCAAGTACATCATGAAGGCAATAATCCAGTTGATACACTTAACGTTAATAATACTCTTGTTAAGAGAGATGGAAGTGGCAACTTCTCTGCTGGAACTATTACTGCTACTTTAAGTGGTAATGCTTCAAGTGCTACTAAGCTAGCAACAGCTCGAAATATTAATGGCGTTGCTTTTGATGGAACATCTAATATTACAATTACTGCTTCCACATCTGCTGCTTTATCTCTCGGAACATATTTAACTTATGATGCTGGAACTACATTTGATGGTGGTACAGCAAGAACTATTAATGTCACTGCTTCGACATCTGGTAATACAAACCTAGTTGCTAGGGATGCTTCAGGTAACTTCTCTGCTGGTACTATCACCGCTACATTAACTGGTAATGCTTCATCGGCAACAAAGGCAACTAATATTGCTGGTGGTGCTGCTGGTAGCATCCCATATCAAACTGGCGGGGATGCTACATCATTCTTGGCAAAAGGAACTGCTGGTCAATATCTACGTCAAGCTGCTTCTGCTCCTGAGTGGGTAAACTTCCCTATCGGCGGTTCTTCTGGTCAAATTCAATATCACGATGGCACAACTCCTGGTGGTTTAGGTGCTAGTGCTCAGTTAACTTATTCTTCGGGTGTATTACGTTTAGGCAATACTTCTTCATTCCGTCAAACAAATACTACATCATCCACAGGTGATGCTGCTAATGGAGAAGGTAAATTAGAATACAATGGTAACAGATGGTACATTAATTCTGGAGCAGATTCTACTGAAGTTGTTAGATTCCGTAGAGGTGCTACAGATGTTGCTTGGATTACTAATACAGGTGCTTTCAATTGTATTGATGATATTACTGCTTTTGCTTCTTCTGACAGAAGATTAAAAACAAATATTGAAACTATTGATAGCGCCCTAGATAAGGTAACACAGATTTCTGGTGTTAAATATAACTGGAATGAGTTGGCAGAGGGCAAAGATATTACGAAGCGTCAAGTTGGTGTTATTGCTCAAGAGATCAAAGACGTTCTCCCAGAAGCAGTAACCGAAAGAGATAATGGTTATCTTGCCGTTCAGTATGAAAGATTAGTTCCACTACTAATTGAAGCTATTAAAGAACTCAAAGAAGAAGTACAGTCATTAAAGAATAAGTAATATGGCTATTACGTCCAGTACCACAACTAATTTTGGATCTGGTGCTATTTCCTTAAGTGCTTTAAGAAACACTTATAAAGAAGTAACATCAGGTTCAATTTCATACAGTGAATTAAAAAGAAAAACAACTAATACTACAGCAGCACCATACATTTATGATGCTACTGAAAATGCCAATGTTCCAACAACAAATGCTAATATAAAAGCCAGTAATTATAGAAATACTATTAAAGAATCTGTAATTACTCAGTCTGGAACTGATACTGATGTTGTTATCTCTGGATTAACTCAGTGGAACGGAAATTATTCCAAGGTTGTCCCAAAACGTGTTGTTATTGGTGGTACTGTTGGAGCTTCGACAACAGGCAATACTGCTGTATCTTCTGGAACAGGTACTATTGCTGGAAATGTTAATGTTCAGATAAACAATGGCACTGTTTTAGGTGCTGGTGGAACTGGTGGAGCTGCTGGTGGTGGAGCAGGAAATCCTGGTGGCGATGCTATTTTGATTTCTGTTGTTGGATACACAGTTTCTGGTTCAACTGGTGCCGTTCGTGGAGGTGGTGGAGGTGGAACTGGCGGTAATACTGGTTCTAATGGAACCGCTGGTACTAATGGAAATACTGGAGCAAATGGAAATACTGGAGCTACTGGTGCTGCTGGAACTGGAGCTAATCCTGGTGGAGCGGGAGCAAATGGAAATCCTGGAGGTGCTGGAACTGCTGGAAATTCTGTATCTTTAACTAGACCAGATAGAACTACTTATAGATATGACAGAGTTAATTTTTGTGGACGAAGTTTACAAACATTTCAAAATGTTGGGTCTAGAACGGCGACTGGAAATGGTGGATCTGCTGGAGCTGCTGGAGCACGAGGTAATGCTGGAAATAGCGGGAATCCAGGTCAAAATGGATTAGGTGGTCCTGGTGGAGCTGGAGGCACAGGTGGTGGAGGAGGAACTGCTGGAAATGGAGGAGCTGGAGGCGCGGGTGGATCTGGTGGAGCTGGCAGAGGTTATAACTACCAAACGGGTGTTTTAACTGGCAATGCTGGCGCTAATGGTAGTGCTGGCAATCCAGGAAATGCTGGTAGTCCAGGAAACGCTGGATCTGCTTCTCCCACAACATGGACTCGATCTGTTGGTATTGCTGGTACAGCTGGAACTGGAGCTACTGCTGGTGGAGCTGGTGGTGCTGGCGGTCCTGGTAACACAGGAACTAATGGTTCATGGACAAGAAGAATTATTAGAAGAACTGGAACAAACTGCTCACAGACTAGTGAAACTGTTTCAGCCAGAGGAAATAATGGCAACAGTGGTAATCCAGGAAATCCAGGAAATAATGGCGCTGCTGGAGCAGCAGGAAATTCTGGCAGCAGAGGAGCTACTGGTAATGCTGGAGCACAAGGAAACAGCGGAAATCCTGGAAACCCAGGAGGAGCTGGAAATACTGGATCTTCTGGAGGAGATTGGGGAACTGCTGGATCAGGTAATGCTGGAGGAGCCGCTGGAAGAGCTATTAGAGCAAATCAAACTTATACTTATTCTTATACTGGATCTGTTTCTGGACTAACCTAAATAATATTTGGAGATTTAATTAATTATGAAAATTATTGACCACATTGGATTATTTGAAAATTTGATGCCCAAAGAAATATGTGATGAATATATTCAATGGTTTGAATATATTATTAAAGACAAAAAAACAAATTTTGGCACAAATTCTTCGGTAGAAATCTTGCCAGATAGTATAATTTCTGCTGGAGATAAGCAATTCAATATTGGGAAAACAGGCAGAAATGACACCGCGGTATTTGTAAATATACTGGATTCCGAATTATCAGACGTTTGTTACGAGCACCTTCAAGAAGCTTACAATCTTTATTCAAAAGAATATCCAGATTTAAATACATCTAGATTAGTATCGACAGAAATTAAAATGCAAAAAACTCCTCCAGGTGGGGGATACCATGTTTGGCATACCGAAAGAATGGATGGATCTCAAATGTTCAACAGTCGTCATGTAGCATGGATGATCTACTTAAATGATATGCCAGAAGGTGAAGCAGAGACTGAATTTTTTCATCAGAAATTAAGAATCAGACCGACAGCTGGCACAACAGTTTTGTGGCCAGCTGCTTATACACATTTACATAGAGGAAATACGGTATTCACTCAAGACAAGTATATTTTGACAGGTTGGTTCAGGAGTGTATACGGTAATGAAAATTAATTTTATCGAAGATATTATTATTGTTGATGATTTTTTCACAGAAGAAGAAATTATCTTTTTGAACAAGTGGGCTTACTCTTTAAAGTGTTATGAATTAACTAACGATCAAACAAAAAGAGTTTCAAGTTTTACCGCTCATTTATCAATTGATGATGACATCATAAAAGATATTATGGAAAAATTTAGAGAATCTTTCTCTTTTAATATTCCAAATTTTGATAGGGTTTTAGTTAATATGTTTAGACAAATTGATTTTTGTGATACTCACAAAGATGCTGATTATGATTATGGAGTTAGTTTTATTGTTTATTTAAACGATAGATGGGAATTTCATTGGGGAGGAGAAACATATTTTTCAAGAGATCCAAATCCAGACTTTACAATTTCAGTAATTCCTAAACCAGGAAGAATCGTTATATCACCTACTTACATGTATCATGGTTCTCGACCACCAACTTCTTTAATGGAAGACATTGGTAGAATAACAATGGTATTTCAATATTCTGGGTACGAAGGTGATGTTGACATCCAAAAAATATTAAACACTTTTATGGAGAACAGTGATGCTTAAATTCAATTCTATAACAGAAAAATTTGATATGTATTGGTTTAACACTGGTCTTCCTAAAGAAATGGTGGATATCATAGAAAAAGAAATAAAGGAAACTTTTGATGTTTCTGAAAACACTATGGATTATGGATCTGCTGGCGGAGAAATTAATCTGAATATTAGAAAAAGTAAAATAAAATTTATACCAGCAAGTACTTGGATCGGTGCTCTTTGCTATTATTTTATTTCTTTGGCGAATGAAGATAATTTTAATTATGATATAAAGTATTTTGATGGGGATGGAATACAATACACGTCATACTCCGAAGGAGAATATTACAATTGGCATAATGATAGTAGTAAACCAGATCCAAATGGTATTATAAGAAAATTATCATTTACTTTACAATTATCAGATCCAAGTGAATATGAGGGTGGAGAGGTACAGATTTTATCATCTGCTACTAATGAATTAATTACTATCCCAAAAGAAAGAGGAGTGATTACTGTTTTTGACAGCTCATTGAGACATCGAGTAAAAAAAATAAAAAGTGGTTGTAGAAAATCTTTAGTCGGATGGGTTATGGGTCCAAGATTTGTATGATCAATTCAAATTTGCCAATATTAATAACACCAGAATTATTTTCAATTAATAATTTCAATGTTAATGTCTATAACTCTTCATGGGGAGATTTTTTAGTCATAGAAGATTTTTGGACATATCCAGATAAAATTCACGAAGCAGCTTTAAAAATTCCCACAGTAAAATTACAAGGAGTTTATAATGTAGACGCTAATGGTACAGAATATTATGATGGTAGATCCCACTTCATTTTTTATGAAAAACAATTATTCATGGATGTGATAGAAGATATCATCATTAAATGTTTCAATTTAACAATTGATATAGACCCCCATCAAAAATTATTTCCTTTATCAAATAATATATTCACAATGTCAGAAGAGTCATATTCAAAATATGGTCAATGTTATTATGGACCACACGAAGATGGAAGTAAAACAATTGCTTCCATCACATATTTAAACAAAGAATATGGCGAAGAAGATGGTACGGTAATGTTTAATGGTTCTGGATTTCATAAAAGTCCACAAGCTTGGGTGGAAAAATCCGATGTTTCTAAGATAGGATTTTTACCAGCAAAATATAACAGATTAATTATTTACGACGGATCTGTTCATCATGCCTCATCTATTACTTCAAGATGGATAAATGATATTCGCCATACAATGGTATACTTCACTCACACATTATAAATAATTAAGTCGTTATAATTTTATATCAATAAAATGGATACTGAAACTCTCAAGAAAAATTTTGAAGAGCAACTTGCTACAACCGATAAACAAATTGCCGATCTAGAAGAAAATCTTGCTAAAGCGAAAGAGTACAAGCTTAAACTAGTTGGCGGTTTAGAAACTCTAGCACTTTTAAATCCACCAGAAGAAACTGAATCTGCTGAAGAAACTCCAGCAGAATGATCAAATCCCTACTTCCTAAATAGAAGTAGGGATTTTTTGTATCTAGATAAATGGCAAAGCCATCTTCAAGACAGGAACTAATTGATTACTGTAAACGTCAATTAGGAGCTCCTGTTTTACAGATTAATATTGATGATGCTCAAGTAAGCGATATTCTTGACGATGCAATTCAATTTTACAATGAGCATCATTTTGATGGTTTGGAAAGAATGTATTTAAAGCATCAGATTACTACAGATGATGAAACAAGGTTTACTAGTTCTGATGTGACAACTGTTGCTCCTAATGGAGATGAGTGGGAAAATAGAAATAATTATATTCAAGTACCAGATCATGTATTTGGTATCCAAAAAGTATTTGGTGTTTCTTCTAACTGGATTAGAAACGATTTGTTTGGTTTAAGTAATCAATACTTCTTGATGGATATTTTTTCTTTTTCATCTGGTTTTGCTTTTGGTAATTTTGATATGACAAATTACTATATGATCAGACAATACTTCGAAACGCTAGACTTAATTGTAAACAGTGGAGCATTGGTTGAGTTCAGATTTACCAAAAGACAAGATCGCTTATATATTGATATAGATCCATCCAGAATTGTCCCAGGCAATTACTTATTAATAGACTGCTGGAGAGCTGTTGATCCAGCAGATTATTCTCAGGTTTATAATGATAGTTTCCTTAAAAGATATACCACCGCTTTGATGAAAAGACAATGGGGAGCTAATCTGATAAAGTATAATAATGTTCAACTTCCTGGTGGCGTCACTTTAAATGGTCGTCAGATTTGGGAAGATGGAAATAACGAAGTTCAACAATTAGAAGCGGATATGTTGGACAAATACTCATTACCACCTATGGATATGATCGGATAAGATGCCTACTAGTCCTCACTTTCCAAGTTATTACGGCGGATATTCTGGTGAACAAGACCTCTATCAAGATCTTGTTGACGAACAGATCAAACTGTTTGGAACGGATATCTATTACATGCCAAGAACTATACTAAAAGATTACACACTCGATGATATCATTTATTCTAAATTTGAATCTCAATTTCAAATAGAAATGCTTTTACAAAACGTAGAAGGATTTGGAGATACATCCGAGTTTATCAGTAAGTTTGGATTGCGTATTACTGATGAAGTTAAATTTAGAGTATCTACTCGTAGATGGGATGAAGCTTCAGAATCTTATAACTTGAACGTTTCTGGAAGACCTAATGAAGGAGACCTGTTATATTTTCCATTAACACAAGATTTGTATGAGATTAAATTTGTAGAACGAGAAGATCCTTTTTATCAGTTTGGAAAAATTCAGTTCTATACAATGACTGCTGAAATTTATGAACTTGGTAGTGATGACATTTCTACAGGAGTTGCTGAAATTGATGAATTTGAAACGATGTATAGTTCAGCAATTGCTTT